TGAGGACACACTGGATAGTTTGAAGCAGAAGGTGCGTATGGCGGCCATTTTAGGCACCATACAGGCCACGTTCACACACTTTCCATACCTGCGTAAGGTTTGGCAACGCAACACCGAGGAAGAGCGTTTATTGGGTGTGTCTTTGACCGGCATCTACGACCACAAGGTTATGAGTAACACAAGCGGTGCTGAGTTGTGGTTGCCCCAGTTGCGTTTGGTTGCTGAAGAGGCCAACGCTGAGTTTGCGGACCTGCTTGGTATCCCACGCTCAACAGCTATTACAGCCGTTAAGCCCAGCGGCACTGTGAGCCAGTTGACAGACACAGCAAGTGGTATTCACCCACGCCACTCGCCCTACTACATCCGCCGCGTGCGTGGTGACATGAAGGACCCACTGTCACAGTTCTTGGTTGCCCAAGGAATCCCCAACGAGCCATGCGTGATGAAACCCAACAACACGATCGTGTTCAGCTTCCCACAGAAGGCGCCAGAGGGTTTGACCACACGCGACGACATTGACGCGATTGACCACTTGGGCCTGTGGCTGACGTACCAACGCCACTGGTGTGAGCACAAGCCCTCTGTGACCATCTCGGTCAAAGAGAGCGAGTGGCCCAAGGTAGGTGCGTTTGTCTGGGACCACTTTGACGAAATGTCTGGTGTGTCGTTCTTGCCCCACGATGGCGGCACGTACAGACAGGCGCCCTACGAGGAGTGCACCAAGGAAGACTACGACCAACTGTTGGCACAAATGCCAGCAATCAACTGGGCCGCGTTTGCTGAGAACACAGACAACGTGGAAGGCGCTCAGACCTTGGCTTGCACCGCAGGCGGTTGCGAGATATAATTGAATCGGGGCCGAACAGAATGTCGGACTCGGGGGGTTCCCCGTGATGATCAGCCGTAGTTGTTAGTAGGCCCCACCTTATACTTAAAAACGATGACTGAATACTTAAAAACCACGACTGTATACTCAAAGGACAACTGTCCTGCGTGTGTATTAGTCAAGGCCCGATTGCATAATCAGGGTGTTGAGTTTAAGGAAGTAAAAATTGGAAGGGACATTACTGTCGAGGCGTTCAAGGAACAGTTTCCAAACGTGCGCACGGTGCCCCATGTTGTTGAATCAGGAGAATGAAATGAAAGACAAATTGTTAAAAATTTGTGAGGGTGTTCTTGGCGCCTTTACCATGTTGGTTGGGTTCTTGTTTGCCTGTTACTTGGTGTTTATCGGCGTGGGCCTGTGGGGCCACCTGCACATGTACGCACTGAGCGCATACAAATGATCGATATAGTTAATAGCCCCCCTCACTACACTGAACACCCGTCGGGTATTGAGTGTATCCAAGTCACTGAACACATGGGGTTTAATCTAGGTAACGCGATTAAATACATCTGGCGTTGTGACTTGAAGAAAGACGCCATTGAGGACTTGAAGAAGGCCAAATGGTACATTGAACGCGAAATTGATAAACGCACAAAATCTGTGTTATAGTTTCGGTGTGTTTCATGGTGAGTCCTTGGTTGGACTTTTAAGCAGGGAGGGAAACCTCTCTGCTCTTTTTTAACGCAGATTCGTCTGCATGCCTTAGGAGCAGTTATGTCAGTTCTTTCAATCGACTTCGAGACCCGTAGCAAGATCGATCTCAAGGTCCACGGCCTTGATGTTTATTCATCCTCCCCCACAACAGAAATCATTTGCATCGCCGCAGGTTTTACCGCGGACGACGTGCAGGTGTGGACGCCAGACCAAGTACCCCAGTGGGTATTGGACCATGCGGCGAATGGTGGACTAATCGCCGCATGGAATGCGTCGTTTGAGCACCACATTTGGAACCGCGTAGGCGCCCGCTTTGGGTGGCCTGAGATCCAATGGGAGCAACTGATTGACTCCATGGCCATAGCGGCCGCAAACAACATTCCCCAAGACTTGGATACTGCCGGCGATGTAATGCAGGCAGACTTCCAAAAAGACAAGCGCGGCAAGAAGCTCATTCAACTGTTGAGCAAGCCCAAGAAGGACGGCACGTTCAACGAGGACCCAGTGCTTGTGGCCGAGATGCTTGAGTACTGCAAACGAGACGTGCAGACCGAGTTGGCCATTGTGGCCAAACTGCGCCCGCTGTCCGCCGTTGAACAGGCGGTGTGGGTGGCCACACAGAAGATCAACCAACGTGGCGTCCCTGTGGACCCTGTTGAATTAAGCAACGTGATCAACTTGGTGCATCGCGAGATGGATCAGATTAACATTGAGATTACCAAGCTGACCGGCGGCATCGAGGTGTCTAAGCGTGAGCAATTGCTCAACTGGTTCCGCTCTAAAGGCGTGCCGTTGACTGACATGCAGGCCGAAACAATTGAGAACGAGGCCAAGAAGACCCACACCGACCCAGATGTTAACAAGGTGCTCAAGTTGCGCTCTGAGGGTTCTAAGACGTCTGTCACCAAGTTTATCAAGATGGCGGACGTGCAGGTGGGTGGGCGCATTCGTAACGGTCTGGTGTACCACGGTGCCTCCACGGGCCGTTGGGCCAGTCGTGGTATCAACCTGCAGAACATTGCACGCCCTGCGCTGTGGATGAAGGACCAAGACATTGCAGACGCTGTGCAGATCGGTCTGGAGTATGGTGGCTACTTGGCCATGAAGGAGCGCTTTGGTGACCGCGTGATGGACGCGTGCTCGTCGATTGTGCGCAACGCCATCAAGGCGCCAGAGGGGTACACCTTTGTGGACGCGGACTTGTCATCGATCGAGAACAGGGTGGCGTCTTGGATTGCGGGCCAGAACGACAAGGTGGAGTTGTTCCGCCAAGGTCTGGATGAGTACAAGACGTTTGCGTCAACAAGCCTGTACAAGGTGCCGTACGAGGAGGTGACCAAGGACATGCGTCAGGTCAGCAAGTCTGCTGTGCTCGGGTGTATGTTTGGGCAGGGCGCAAAGGGCCTTGTGGCCTACGCTGAAGGCATGGGGGTAATGTTGGACCTAGGGCAGGCAGAAAACGCTGTGAACGCGTACAGGCTGTCTTATGCCAAGGTGAAGAACTGTTGGTTCTTGATGGGCCAAGCGGCCATCGACGCCATAGGGGAGCAGGGACGCGCTTTTAAGGCCGGCAAGGTGACATTCAAGGTAGCTAAAGGCGCGCTGTGGATGCAACTGCCTAGTGGCCGCCTAATTTGTTGGCAAGCCCCTGAGGTCGTTCAGGAGTATACCCCATGGGGTAAGTTGGCCGATGTTGTTTATGTCACTAGCCAGAACACTTTCACCCGCAAGTGGGGGCGTAATAAGCTCATTGGGTCTAGCATCTTCCAGTCCTCTGTTCAAGGAACCGCAAGAGATTTTCTTGCCGAGGCTACGCTTGAACTGGAGGGTAAAGGCGTGTCGGTGATTAACCTGATCCATGATGAAATTCTTTCGTTATGCCGTGTAGAAGACGCGAAACAAACTGAAGAATTGGTGATGAAGTCGTTGACCACACCACCAAGTTGGGCGGGAGATTTCCCGCTTGCGGCAGAGTCTTGGATCGACACACGCTACCGCAAATAAGGGCGAAGAGGGGGGTGGTTTGGTAGCCACTCTTCTCCCCCAAGCCTATAAGTGTGTCAAACCACCCTTGGCGTAGTTCACGCCGTACTTGGTTTTTAGTCGTGGGTCTTTCCACGATGTTTTCTCTACGTCACGGGCCAGCACCAGCGGGCCGGCCTGAATCTTTTCGGCCGCGCTAAACACTGGTTGCATGTCGGCCTTGTCGTAGAATTGTGACCCGCGGTATGGGTTCATACCGATCTGGCGCCATGAGGGGTCTTTTAAGGCCTCTGCAAGCATCCTGCGGACCTCTTCGTCCTTGGTTGTCTGTTGGTTGCCCACCATCATAGCGAACGGGCCCTTGCCCGAACCCTCTTCTATAGCCAAGGGGGTCAACGCTTGCTCTCTGGTTCCAAGGCCGACTCGCACGGCTTTGTTGGGGTCAGACTGAAACTCCACGTTTTTCAAATGTCCTGTGTGGCCGTATCCAATAGGTTTGCCTGCGGGGTCGTGCATTGTGTCCACGTAGGTGCCGTAGCGTTCGTACGCGGGGATGTCAAGGCGGTTGCCAACGCGCATACCCTCTGGCACTTGCAGGTTCAAACCCAGAATGCCCTTGTCTGCTTTGTTCTTGTCCAATGCGGACACAATGTCAATGTTAGAGTGTGCGGCAGGCACTTCAGTCAATGGGCGAATTGGTCTGCGCTCGTTCATAATGCGCAGGTAGTCGGCCTGTGAAATCTGGCCTTTCATGTACGCTTCAAGCGCTTGGGCCAGTTGTGGGTCCTGCTGTTGCTTGTATGGCTTTGCGTTGGCCTTGCGCCACGCTTCAACCTTTTCAGGCGTCAGCTTGAGCATGTCATACGCGGACTCAGCAAGGCGTGTAAGCACGCCTGTACGGCCTCCCTTATCAAAGTGTGGTACACCAGTTAGGCCGCCCTTTGCGTAGCCTGCGTCTTCGGCCATGGTAATGTAGTCTTTGCTGATAAGTTGTGGCGTTTTGGGATAATTAAACCACGCATTACCGCCGGGCTCCGTGTTGTTGCGCATGCGTGGTTTGATCTGGTTGTACCAATCACGCACAGCAATGTTCTGTGGCACCGCGGGGAATTGTACCTGTTTGTCTTCGCCTGTCACTTTCCAACGATAGTCGGGGTGCAGTATTTCGTCCGCGTATTGTGCCGGCACATTATCTACAGTAAACAAACGAGTGCCAACCGCGCTTGTAGGCGCGCCCCTAGTAAACGGGTCTGAATGGTCTACTAAGATATCTGCGTATTGTGGCACAGTTGGGGGTTTGCGTGTTCCAAGACCCTCCCCAAGTAACTCACCCATGGCCTTGCGGCCTTCAAACGTGTCTCCAGCAAGCGCTTTAACAGCATCCTTGTCCATGATGTTAAACTTGTCCTTAAACGGCAGATCTTTTAACGTGCCTGTTGTCTTGGCCTTGTTCTGAATGACTTGGTTGATTTTCTCAATCTGCTCTGGTGATACTTGGCCCGCGGCTTGGTTTTTATAGAACGTGTCAAGCACGTCATTAAACACTGTCTTATTAGACCTGTGTTGGTCCAGCGCACCAATGTAGTTGGTGTTGATCATTGGACGACCGTTAAACTCTCTGGCAGACTGGATTAGTCTGTTCGCGGCGTCCTCACTGTCGTTCATCCACACAGCCTTGTTGGCCGCGTGAATTGGGTTGATGTTCTGAAAGTTAGGAAATCCTGTGCCGCCCCAACGACCGCCATGAACACCCTGTCTGTCAGACATGTGCACACCAAGGTAGTGGTCTTGGTAGGGCCTAATAGCCTCACTGAATTTTAATTGCTGTGTTGGCTTTGGTGCAAACTTTGCAATCTCTTCGGCGGATGGCATAACCAACTGGCCCGGAGGTTGACCAAACGCGCCGGCAATTTTACCCGCTACTTTTTTTGCAAGGCCCGTGCGACCACCGCCGTCAAAGTGCTCAACGGCGGACAGGCCGCCGTCCGGCTTTTTTATTGCACCACCTTTTTTATACTTGGGTGGTTCGCCCGTTGGTTGCAACACTGATTTGGTTTCATCTTCAGTGCTAAAAATGTTGCGCACAACTTGGCCCAAACCGCCCGCACCGGCGGCAACCGCACCGGCCAATTTAGCCTTAGGGTTAGGCGCCAACATTGCCGCAGATCCGGCAGAAGTAAGAGCGCTCAATGCGCCGCCTGTGGTGTCGCCTTGAGCAAACCGTTGTTGAGCGTCGTATCCTTGTTGGGCCGCAATACCACCTTTAATACCACCACCAACAGCGCCACCACCAAAGTTTCTGACGCGGTTAGCAATGACTTGTTTTTGCAATTGAGCGGGGGTTAATTGTTGTGGTGCTAAATTTGCAAGGTTAGTCCGCGTTGGAGCCACCCCAAGGTTTGGTGTCTGTGCTACAGGAGGCGTTGCGCTAGGGAAAGTTGAAAACGGTGAGGCCTGCATTGGTAGCGGGCCTTGAGGCATGTTTTTAATAAACCTCCTCATGGCAGACACACTTTTGGCAAGCTCATCCGCGTGCGGTTTTGCGTCTGGTTTCATTGATTCAACTAAAGTACCAACAGGGTCTGAATACTCTTGGTATACCCAATTGTTGGTACCGTACCCGCGCGGTTGTGCTGGTGTGGTATTTTGTGCTTGTATAGGCTGGCCTGAGGCAAGCGCATCAGCTTGAGCCTGCGCCAATTGAATGCGTTGCTGGTTGGCTGTAAGTTCGTTTCTTACGTCCCCTCTAATGTTTCTTTCTTCGCGCTCTGTTGGAGGACGAAGCAAGTAACCCGCAATTCCGCCGGGAACCGCACCCGCACCAAACGCAAGCGCATCTTCCACTTCAAGTGGTCTGGACGCAACTTGTTCGGTAGTTGTGCTGGTTGGAGGAGACCATGTCTTTAAATCTTTTTCATCTGGTTCCGCCACTATAACTTCAAATTTTGGTTTGGCCATCGCTTGGGTTCCTGTGCTAATTTTTTGCATTGGGGGTGTGGGCATCGTGCCTACAGGCACGTCACCATAGCCGCCGTGCTTGGTAATTCTTGTAATATACCCGCGTGTTTCGTCGGGTAAATATCCGGTCTTAAAAAAGTTGCTGTTGGGGCCGTAGTTGTACGCCACAGAAGCAAGCATCTTGTCACCACCAAAGCGGTCAAGATTTTCTTTTAAGTACCTGACACCACCATCAATGTTTTCGTCTACGTTGTAAGGGTCAATCTTTAACCCCTTGGCTGTGTTAGGCATGATCTGCATAAGGCCAATTGCGCCCTTGCTAGACTTTCTCTTAACACTGTGCATGAAGTCGTCGTTCTCTGCCTTTGCGGTAGACAAAGCGAACGCGGGGTCCACGCCGTATTTTTCAGCGGCCCTGATAACTTTATCCGCCAGAGCCTTCTGTTGGGGGTTTAAAGAATTAACCCATTCCATGGTTAGGGTCTTTCCAACGCGGGATCAAACGCGGGAGCGTTGTTTATACCAAGAATTCTTGCCATGCGGGCATATTGTTTTTTGCTTTGCTCCATGTATTCAGGAGATCTTCTAAATTGTTGGTATGTCATGCCGCTGTCGCTCATTTGATTCCAAAGGTCTCTACGTTCTTTGGCGTTCATGGCTTCGTATTTAAGCGCTTTAGCAACGTTCATAATATTTTTTGCTGTTAAACGAGATGGGTCTCCAACAGATTGTTTAATCAAGTTGCGCTCGTTATCAGACACGGCTCCTTGACCTTCAACCATCTTAGATCCTTGTAGTGCGAGGTATGCAAAGTCACGCGCTAACTCTTGTGCCGCGGACAAACGGGCTTCTCTTGCTTTAGGGTCTTTGATGCGTGTAATACTTGGGTCAAGCTGTATTGCCAACTCGTTAACTCCACCAATTGAAAGCTGACCTCCGGGGGTTTTAATGCCTTGGTCTACCAAATTAAGTAGTGCGGACTTTGCACCTTCTTTACCTAGCAGGTTAACCAATTCAGGAACTTTTTCAACGTTCTGTGTAATGCGGTTTGCAATCATAATGTTTCTGTCCGCACTGTCAGCAGAAGCTTGCAAAGCCTCGGACGCTTTAGAGGCCACAGCAATAGCTTGCTTGTTGGTCTCTGTTTGACGTTCTTTTTCAACGGCAATTTTGGCGTTTGCTTGCTCCGTTTGCCACGCTAAATCTTCTTTGGATCCGGGAACAAAAGGAGACCGTTGTGCAGGTGCGCCGCCACCAAAAGCCACAGCGGGGTTTACTGGTGCAGGAGCCGCCGCAGGTGCAGGTGCAGGGGCAGGTGCAGGTGCAGGTGCAGGGGCAGGTGCAGGTGCAGGGGCAGGTGCAGGTGCAGGTGCAGGTGCAGGTGCAGGTGCAGGGGCAGGTGCAGGGGCCGTTACAGGGGGCCTTGGTGCGGCCTGAGGGCCTGCTAAGAAATTACCCGCTTCGGCCGCGGGGGTTGTTTGCACCGTGCCTCCCGCTGTTCTTGTGTCCATTGGAGAGAACGCGCCAGTGCCGGCCACGCTGAGTGCCAACGCTTGGTTCCACTGTGGTGAACCTTCTTGAATGCCTGCGGCTTTTAAACGACGCATAATGTCATCTTGCTTAGTCAAAGCAAAGAATTGTTTTTGTGCTTCTGCTCGCGTAGATGGGTCAGCATACATTTGTTGCAACATCGCCATCTGGGTCGGTGTGATATTAGAGGGGCGCGCCTGAGGAGCAGGTGCCATACCGCCTTGAGGAGCAGGTGCCATACCGCCTTGAGGAGCAGGCGCCATACCGGCTTGAGGGGCAGGAGCCATACCACCTTGAGGGGCACTTGGTAGAGGGGGCAAACCCTGCTCTGCGCGTAATGCGTTAGTGAAGTTAAGCTGGTTTTGAGCCGCCTGCATTTTCTCTTGCATCAAGCGATCTTCCTGTGTCTTCAACTGGGCCATGTTGACGCGCATGTTGAAAATGTCTTGCTCGTTGGTGCGCTCTTTATTACTCTGGGCCTGCATGTTCTGGGCCATCTCGTTTTGAGTGCTACCAAGAACAGAACGCATTTGGTCCATGCCCTGCTGAAAGCTACCTTTATAGGCTTGACGCTGTTCAATCATTTGTTGGAGGTAGTCGCGGATGCTGGCGCTGTCGTCCATGCCAAGTGCGACGCCCTTATTGCCAAGAACGTTCAAGCCGCTCTTGCCAAGCATTTCGCCTTTTACAAGTGGCAACCCACCTGTTGGTTCAGTTGTTGTCGGGTTTTCCATATTTAATCCTCGTCTGAACCGGGATAGCCACTGTTAAAGGTAACGTCACTAGAAAGCAGTTTGTTTAACCATGGGTATGCGGTGTTTGCATTGAACGCGCTAGAAAGCACGTTGCCTGCGCCACCAATTGCAGTAAGACCTGCCAAGAAGTTAGCGTAATCGCCTTTAGATGAGACTGTCTCCACACTCTTGTCTGTTGTTGGTCCCATTGCGTTGATAATGTCGCTGTACTTAGCCAGTGCAGGCAAGCCACCCAACATCTCTTGGTTGGCTGTGTTCATGGCTGTGGTGCCATACTGTGCGCCAACGTTACCCAACGCCTGACCCGCTTGGATAGACTGTTGCATTGCGTCCATGGCCGCTTTATTTTGTTGTTCTGACAGTGTGGTCAACGCGCCTGCGCGTGCAGTGTTGGTGGCTGTTTGGCCACGCAATGACCCGTAGTTGCCGGTCCCGATACCGCCCGCACCAACCTGCGCTGTGAGCTCTGGAAGGATCTGGTCCAGTCTAGCATTTTGTGCCGCAAACAAACCACCCAAGGGTGTTGCTGTGTTGGGTGCGCCAGTGGGGAGAAACGGGTTAGCGTTAGCCGTCTGTGCAGTTTGCAGGCCACTAATTGCCGTTGTGAAAGGGTTTTTTGTTTGACTGTTAAGGTCGCTAATCAAACCAGACGCAACAGTGCTACCCGGAGCCGTGGCCGCTTGGTATGTTTGTGGAGCCTGTGTGGCAATAGCTTGTTGCGCGGAGGTAAACCACGACGGCAGTGTTGTGTTGACTGTACTGCTTGAATCAAAAACGCTCATTTTCTTCCTTTCATTTGCGCGCTAGAGAGGTACTCTAGTGGGCCTTTGCTTTCTGGTGGCAACTCGCCCGGGGGGTTAGAGTGCTTGTGTTCGCGGATTGTTTTAATAAACTGGTCCAAGATGTCTGCACCAGAGTCGCTGGAGCCGTTACCTAAAGCAGACACAATGTCTGCAGGCAAGACAAATTCGCTGTTGGCCACCATGGCGGGTATCTGGTCTGACGTACCATCACCACGACCTTGGATGTATGTTGTTCCTGCGCCGCCCTCAGAGTAAAACTCTGGTTGGCCCATGGGGTGCTGTGGCACCATGCCGCCCTCGGCAAAACTAAAGAAACTGAGTAAGTCCAAAGCAGGGGCCTCTTCTTTGTTATTTTCCTCTTCCTTTTTATCCTTTTCTTCTTCCGTTGTCAAGGTTTTTTCAGGAGTGGATTGTGGTATTGCTACACCCGCCAAACTAAATAGCAGGGGGTTCAAAATTGGTGTGTCTTCTGACACCTTTTTGTAAGAAAATTTTGCGTCTGCACCAAGGCTTGGTGTTGGTACATACGCACCACCAAAACCTGTTGACTTAGTTGGTGTAGCAGGAGCAGGCTCCTTAGGCTTAGTCGTCGTAGGGGGAGTCTCCACAGGCGGAGTCTCCACAGGAGGCGTCACCGCAGGAGGGGGTACCACAGGAGGGGGTACCACAGGGGGCGTCACCGCAGGGGGCGTCACCGCAGGAGGGGGTACCACAGGTGCAGGTGCAGGTGCCGGAGCGGGCGCAGGGGCAGGTGCAGGTGCCGGAGCGGGTGCAGGGGCAGGTGCAGGAGCCGGAGCGGGTGCAGGAGCCGGAGCGGGTGCAGGAGCCGGAGCGGGTGCAGGAGCCGGAGCGGGTGCAGGAGCCGGAGCGGGTGCAGGAGCCGGAGCGGGTGCCGGAGCGGGTGCAGGAGCCGGAGCGGGTGCAGGAGCCGGAGCGGGTGCAGGAGCGGGTGCAGGAGCCGGAGCGGGTGCAGGAGCCGGAGCGGGCGCAGG